GAGTTCTTTCGCAGGACGGGGGGGCAGCCTTTGGTACCCTCCTCGGGCTCTTGGAAGACTGCGGGTATTCTCTCGCATGGAGAGTGCTTGACGCTCAATTCTTCGGAGTACCCCAGCGACGCCGCCGTGTCTTTCTTGTCGGACATCTTAGAGCCCAGTGCGCCTCGGCGGTTCTATTTGAGCCCGAGTGCGTGCAAGGGTCTGCTCCGTCGAGCGCAGAGAAGAGGCAAGAGCTTGCCGCCGCAGCTGGAAGAGACGCTTCTAGCGCAGGCTTCATCGCGGGCGTGAGCGCGCGTGCGCGCGGGATAGGCTACTCGGAAGAGCAGTCCCCCACTCTCACCTCCGGGCAGACGGTCGAAGTGTTCTCCATCCTCGGCAACGCCATCGGAAGGAAGTCGGAGAACGGTCCGAACGGCAAACCCTACGGCGATGACGGCCTCTCGCCCACCCTCACCACAACCGACAGGCATGCGGTGGCGTTCGCGCAGAACCAGCGCGACGAGGTGAGGCTCGTCGGAGGAGATGGGCAGACGGTAGGCAAGGCGGTCGTAGAGAGCGGCCTCGTTCGCAGGCTCACGCCGACGGAGTGCGAGAGGCTTCAAGGCTTCCCAGACGGATGGACGCGGATACGCGATGCGACGCCTGATGGAATGAGATGGCAGGCGCTGGGCAACTCCATGGCGGTGCCTGTCATCAGATGGCTGGGCAAGAGAATCCAAGCGGTTGACGAGATAGAGGAGGAAGTCTATGGATGCCACGCAGCGCGATGAGCGCGAAGGGTGCAACAAGGGATGCCTCGCCATCGTGGCGGTGTGCATCCTCATCGACATCGCGATGGTCTGGGCTATATGGCAAATCGTCCAGTTCGTAGGGTGGCTCCTGACCATCATGGCGAGCGCGTGAAGGAGGGCGGCATGACGAACTGGGAGCATTACTTCGGAACGCCCGAGAGGGCTGCAGGCATGGAGGTGGTCTTTCACAGCTGGCCCGTCACGATCGTGGTCTACAGGTCTGGGCGAATGTCTGCGGCCACCTGCCACAGAGAACTCATCGCGCGCTTCTCCTCTCCCGAGGAGTACCGCGCGTGGCTCGACGCCGAGTACGACGACGGGACCATCGTGTTCGAGGACTAGCGACACCTTCGAGAACATAGCCGTGCGGTCATCCTCCGCCGCACGGGGCACAGGGAGCCGTCCTTCGGGGCGGCTCCCGCTGTGATGCGGAGGATTCGACAAGAGAGACAAGGAGGGGCGCGTGGAGGTCGCCACCAAGGACATACCGCTGGCGAACCCGCGCCACGAGGTGTACTGCCAGAAGCGAGTGGAGGGCCTGACGCAGAGGCAGGCCATGCTCTCCGCATATCCGGACCGAGCGCGATGGAAGCCCGAGACAGTGGACAAGCGCGCCTGCGAGCTTGAGGCGGATGGGAAGGTCAAGGGTAGGATAGCCGCCCTCAAGCGCGCAGCAGCAGAGAAGGCGACCACGACGCGCGCGGAAGTCCTAGCCGGAATGAGCGAGACCTTCGAGGCAGGCGTTGAGCGCGTGCGCAGGGCAGAGGACGGCAAGCCACTCGACTACGTGGCGGTCAACGCCGTGACGCAGTTGGGCAAGACGCTGCTCGACGCGCTGCCGGAGGAGCAGCCCGAGGAACGCGGGGAGTTCACGCGCGACTTCGCCCTGCTGATCGGGCGCGACTTCTTCCGGCCCCACATGCTCATAGCCCGCGAGTTGCAGACAGAGTTCTGGTGCAAGGGCGGGCGCGGCTCTCTCAAGAGCTCATGGGCATCCATCGAGCTTGTGCGCCACATCGAAGACCACCCTGGCGAGCACGCCGCCGCAGTCATGAAGCGCAAGAACAGCCTGCGCGATGCAGTGTACGCGCAGGTGGTGTGGGCGATACATGAACTAGGTCTTGACGATGAATACGAGATGCCCGTCTCCACGCTCAAGATTCGCAAGAAGGCAACGGGACAGATCATCTTCTTCGCCGGATGCGACGACCCGCACAAGTCGAAGGGTCTCAAGCCGCCCTTCGGTCACATCGGCTTCCTCTGGTTCGAGGAGACCGACCAGTTCAAGGGCATGTCCGAGATTCGCACCGTGCGCCAGTCAGCCGCCCGAGGAGGAGAGCGCACGTTCGTGGTCTACACCTACAACCCGCCGCGCACGAGGGACAACTGGGCGAACCGCGAGGCCGACCGCCGCAGGGAATCCGGCGAGGAGGTGTTCGAGAGCTGCTACCTAGACGCCCCTCCCGAGTGGCTGGGGGCGCAGTTCATAGCCGACGCCGAAGACCTCAAGGAGACCGACGAGCAAGCCTATCGCCACGAGTACCTGGGCGAGCCCGTTGGCTACGGAGGGCAGATATTCGACCGCGTTGAGTTCCGCGATGTGACCGACGAGGAGATCGCCTCGTTCGAGCGTCTGCACGCTGGCCAGGACTTCGGGTGGTTCCCAGACCCGTGGGCGTTCACGCTCTCCGAGTGGCAGCCCGGCCAGCACCGCATCATCACGTTCGCGGAGCTGGGCGGAAACAAGGTGCTCCCGACCGAGGCGGCCGCGCGCATCAGGACCGCGCTCACGTGGAGCGATGGCAAGAACCCGGACGGAAGCCCGAAGGAGCCTGCTTACCACCGGCTGCGCGTGCTGTCCGATGACGCCGCCCCCGACCAGATTCAGGCGCAGCGAGACGAGGGCGTGGACGCACGGAGCGCGGGCAAGGGCGGTCTGCGAACCATGAGCTACCGCTTCATGCAGTCAGTCACGTGGGTCATCGACCCGAAGCGGTGCCCGAACCTCGCCCGCGAGGTGCGCGAGGCGGAGTTCGAGATGGACGAGAACACGGGAGAGTACTCCGGGGACTACCCCGACGGGAACGACCACTGGATAGATGCGACCCGCTACGCGTTCATGGACGTGGTTACGAGGCGCGGGGCGTACAAGAACGCAGGAAGGTGATAGACCATGGCAGACAACCAGTTCGAGGTGCCGGCGTACGTGAGCGAGGAGATCACCTCGCGCGGCTACGCCATGCCCCCCGATATGAGCACGCACATCGCGGAGTGGTACCAGTGGTACACAGCGACGCACCCGTTCTACAAGGAGAAGTACCTGGGCGTTGACGGCCGCAGCCACGAGCGCCAGAAGCTCTCGCTGCGACCCGCCCGCCGCGTGTGCCGCGAGTGGGCGTCGCTCATCGCCAACGAGATGCAGGCGCAGAGCGAGAGCGCGGACGCCAACGAGTGGGTGCGCGACTACTGCGAGGACACGGGGCTCTACGCCCTGTTCCAGCGCGGCATCGAGCGCGCCTTCGCCATGGGCACCGGTGCCATGGCGCTGTGGTTCGACGTGCGAGACGAAGGCACGACCATCAGGGTGCGCCGATACGACGCGAAGATGGTCATCCCGCTCACGTGGGACGAGGACGGCACCACGGAGTGCGCGTTCTGCACACGAGTCACCATCAAGGGCAAGCAGGCCGTCCAGCTGCAGATGCACATCATGGACGCGGAGAGCGGGACGTACCACATCGTCACCAAGGTGTGGCGCGACGGCAAGCCCGTGGCATCCGAGGGGCTGGGCATCATCGAGGACTTCGATACGGGGTGCGCTCTCCGCACCTTCTGCCTGCTCTCCCCCGCCATCGACAACACCGTGCAGGACACCTCCCCCTACGGCGTGAGTGTGTTCCACGACGCCATCGACACCATGCGCATGCTCGACACCGCGTGGACGGCGCTCTACGACGAGACCGACCTGCTGCGCGCCGTGCTCATGGTGCCGGATACCATGATCGACGTGGAGACCGACGAGGAAGGCAAGAAGCGCCCCGTGCCGTTCGGCAACCGGGAGCAGCGACTGTTCCGCCTCACGGCATCCGCCATCGGCGAGGAGGGCAAGCCCTACGCCTTCGCGCCGCAGATGCGAACCTCCGCCATCCACGAGGTGTACGCAGACGCATGCGCCGCCCTGGGCGACGAGTGCGGCTTCGGCTCGCAGTACTTCAAGCCCGACAAGTCGGGCGGCCTCAAGACGGCGACCGAGGTGAGCGCGGACAACTCCGCCCTCATGCGCAACATCCGCAACCACGAGAACGCGCTGGGCAAGGAGCTGGGCAGGCTTCTCACGGCGCTCTGCGAGTGCGCCCGCGCCAACTGCGGCGCGAGCATAGCGGAGGGCTTCGAGCCCGTGACCATCGTGTGGGACGACTCCATCATCACAGACACGCAGGCGGAGAAGACGCAGATGCTCTCCGAGATCGCGGCGGGAGTCGTGCCGAAGTGGATGTACCTCGTTCGCTTCTACGGCAAGAGCGAGGAGGAGGCGCAGCTCCTCATGCCCGAGCAGACCGTCCTCGACGTTGGGTTCTAGCCATGCTCGACCCGGAATACCTCGACAGGGCAGGCGACATGGTGGGAGCCGTGTACGGCGAGATAGAGGCCGACATGCTCGCGTACCTGTGCCGCCTCCTGCTCGACCAGGACATAGAAGAGCTAGGGCAGCGCGGCGCGACCGCCGTGAACCTCCTCGCGCAGTCCGCCGCCCCTCGCCTCATGGAGTTCATCGAAAGCCACCGCAGCGAGGTGAACGAGGCCGTGCGCATGACCGTTGAGGAAGCCATGGGAAAGAGCGACGCCTCCGATGTGGCTGCGGCAGGCGCGCGGGCCGCTGCGGCGGGCGCGGTCGCCGAGACCATGCCGAGGCAGGTCGAGCTCACGGTCAGAGGCATAGCGGCGATACTCGAACGCGACAACGTTGACATGACACAGGGCGCGCTCGACCTATGGAACCGGTGCGTGGCGGAGGCAGTCACCAAGGTGAACACGGGAGCGGAGACAGCGGAGAGGGCCATACACCAGGCGGTGCGCCGCATGATGCGCGATGGCGTGTCCACCGTTACCTACCGAGACCCGACCACAGGGCAGCAAACAGTGACCAACAATATCGACGTTGCCGTTCGCCGTCATGTGCGCACGCAGATAGCGCAGGACGGCATGCGACGCACGCTCGACGTGTGCGGGCAGGCGGGAATCCGCCTCGTGGAGGTGTCGAGCCATGGAGGTGCGCGCCCTAGCCACGCGCGGTGGCAGGGTCGCGTCTACTCGCTCAACGGAGACGTGACCATCGACGGCGTGCGCTACCGCGACTTCTACGCGGAGACAGGCTACGGCAAGGTAGACGGGTTGGGCGGAGCGAACTGCCGGCACAGCTTCGGACCGTGGCTCCCAGGCACGCCTCGAAAATACGAGCCGGAGCCGAGCCACCCGAGCGGACTGGACAACGACGAGATATACAGTCTCACGCAGGGGCAGCGCAGACGCGAGCGCGAAATCAGGAAAACCAAGCGCGAGCTGTCAGGAGCGCAGATCATAGCGGACAAGGACGCGAGCCTCGCAAACATCGCGGAGGTCGAACGCCTCAAGGCCAAGCTGCGCGGGCAGCAGGAGGGCATGAGACGCTACATCGACGAGGCGAACGGAAAAGGAATCGCCCCGGTGCTGCAGCGCAGCCCGAGGCGCGAGTGGGCGGGCGACATGCCGAAGGTGCGCAAGACAGACGCGAGCCGCCGCACCATGAAGGAGTTCATGGACGGCGATGGAGTCAAGCAGATGCTCAAGGCGCGAGGCATATCGAAGTCGGCAGCGCAGAAGGCCCTGTCTGCGGAGTTGAAGAGCCAAGGAATAGACCCTAAGAACTGGCGGAACTTGAGCAAGGCGAACCAGCAGAGCATATTCAAGCGCGCAATAGCAGGATTGAAGGGAAATGCGAAGACCGCAAAGAAGAAGGCCCCGCGCAGTGCAACGGCATCTGCAAAGGTGATGCAGGGAAAAGGGATAGCAAACGCAAGCGCGAAGGAGATAGCTACGATAGCCGACTCGTGCAAAAATGCCGATGTGAAGAGAGCGTTCGACGGAGCTCTCGCAGACTTGAAGCTAGACAGCACGACGGCATCGAGAGGCCAGGCGTACTACAGTCCAAGAACGCACGGCATAACGCTGAACATGGATGACACCGCGAGGGGCTTCGCTTACCGAAAGGACAAAGCACCATACCAGACGTTCTTCCACGAATACGGGCACTATATCGACCACAGGAACGGGCAGGCCATGCAGTACGCGTCGGAAGCCGCCGGCCTGGGAGCGACCGCGAAGAAAGAGGTGCAGGCGATGCTGCGCACCATCAAGAAGACGATGGGCTACGGCAGCGTCAACGAGGCGAAGGAGCATCTGACCCGCGAGATCATCGCGCTGTATCGCTCCACCCCTGAACTCATAGGCGGGCTATCGGACATCATACACGGGGCGACAAGCGGAACGTGCTGCGACTACGCACTTCCCGCCCACCGAAAGTCCTACTGGAAGGGAAGGTGGGGAGCGCAGTCGCTTGCCACAGAGACCTTCGCCCACTTCTTCGAGTGCTCCATGGCGAACCCGCAGGCACTTGAGACGTTGAAGCGGTACCTTCCGAAAACTTATGATGTGTTCGTGAACATGATGAAAGGATTCTAGCCATGGAATGGAACGATGAGCAGCTGATCGAGACGTGGGGGCGCTACCGCAAGGAGTTCCCGGATTCAGACTGGGGAATGGAGGGATGCGGAATCTCTCCGAGCGAGGCGCTTGACCTCATGACCAAAAGCATCGAAACGGGCCACGACTATCTTGAGGAATCGTTTCCGGACTACCCAGCTGGAACGCCGTACGGCGCATAGGCAGGAAATCAATAGCATCACGAGCCGCCTGCGGGCGGCTTTTTTCATGGGCGTACGCGAAGCGACACCTTCGGTAACTTCTCCGTATCGCGTGGGAGCGCGCAAAAAACCCACCTAAACCGCGCAGGGAAGCGCGCAAACAAACCTAGGTAAGGAGAAGGACATGGCAGACGAGAATAAGACGCAGACCGAGCCGCAGGTCACCGACCCGCAGACCGAGCCCAAACAGGGCGATGGCACGCAGGGAGGCACCGAGGGCGACCCGAAGCCCGCAGCCGAAGGCCAAGGCGGCGGCGAGGGCGAAGTCAAGGACAACCACGGCCAGCCCGGCATCAACCGCGAGAAGTACCAGCGCGACATAGCCGCGAAGGACAAGGAGATCGCCGACCTCAAGGCGCAGATCGCGGAGGCCGCCAAGACCGAGGAGGGGCGCAAGGCGCTCGAAGAGAAGATCGCGAAGCTCGAAGCCGACCAGAAGGACGAGCGGGTAACGCACAAACTCGAACTCGCTGGGTGCCGCAACACCAAGGCGGCAAAGGCTCTCCTCGACGACTACGACGGCGACGTGGCCAAGCTCAAGGAGGACTGCCCGTACCTCTTCTCCGACGGCAAGAACAAGCAGACCGGCTCCACGGGCCTCAAGCCCGATGGGGACGCCGACAAGGCGCTGGACGAAAAGCTCGACCGCGCCTTCGGAATAAAGAAGAAGGAGTAACGCATGGCACTGGGAGATTACGCTTCCAAGTTCACTACGCGACTCGACAAGATCATCGAGCGCGAGACGCTGACAAACGACCTGAACATGAACGGCGACTTGCTGGGCGAGTTCAGCGGAGTTGGAGAGATCAAGATCGCCACAATCGCGATGGACGGGCTTGCGAACTACAGCCGAGAGAACGGCTTCGTCAAGGGCTCCGTGTCCACCGACTGGGAGACCTACAAGCTGCGCTATGACCGTGGCCGCGAGTTCAATATCGACGCCATGGATGACGAGGAGCGCGCGGCGATCGTGTCCGCAAACGTCATGGCGGAGTTCGAGCGCACGAAGGTCATCCCCGAGGTCGACGCGGTTCGCTTCGCCACGCTCGCCGGCAACGCCGGCAACACCGTGACCGCCGCCCTTGAGGACAAGGACGCCGCGCTCGACGCGGTGCTTAAGGGCGAGGAGGCCGTACAGGACATGGGCGTCGACCTGTCCACCTGCCTCTTCTACTGCACCTCCTCCGTCAAGACCCTGCTCCGCAAGGCGCAGAACTGGCGCATCGGTCAGGGAGAGAACCCGAACGGACAGTTCGCGACCTTCGACGAGATGAAGATCGTGACCGTCCCCTCCGCGCGATTCCAGAACAAGATCACGCTGCTTGACGGCACCACCAGCGGCCAGGAGGCCGGCGGTTTCAAGAAGGCTGACGAC